ATGGTGTAGCCTTACAGATTTCATATATCTTTTCGGCTAGTCTTAGGCTGTACATATCGCCACTGTCGAACCATCTAAAATATCTGTCGCTGTCAAGTTCCTCTATCATATCGGCTACCCATTCCGCCCTTTTCCAGTCTCTTTTATTATGGTTTCTAGCCTCTTTAACATTTTTAAAACGATAGTTTCCGCCTACTGCATAACAGCCCTTACAAGCCGGGACAAGTTCACCGCTTGAATCTTTAGAAGCCGGGCAAGTCTCTAACGCTTCAAGGCTCCACGATCTAGAGTTTAATTTACCTACTTTTGAAATTTTCATTGTGTCCCTCTATTGGCTTATAAATTGTTCTAGTTCTATAGCTTTGTTTTTTAGGGTTATCTCAAATTTTTTCATGGCTTCACTTGTTGAATAGCCGAAAAATGTTTCCTTAACCGGTTCATTTGTTATGGCTTCTACTGTTCCATATAATGTAATTTGGCCTTGTGAACCTTTCTTGATTCCGCCATGTCTGTAATATTTTAGTTTTTTCATGTTGGTTACCTCTTTAAAATTTATATATATCACTACCACGACAGCCCCGGATAACCGAGGCTTTTAAATCGTGGTTGGGGGTTAATAAGTATTCAATGGTAAAACAATATTGTCTTTAAAAGGTATTCCATCATTTATAAACCATTGATAATTTTTTTGATAAATACTAAATGGCGAAAACTCGTTTATTCTTGATTTGGTTGTGTTGGTATAAAATCCATCAGTATTAAGAACAATTTTGTCTTTGTAATGAATAACCACTTCTGTGTTATGTAGCCTTACACCAAATCCGCCATCATCTCTGACAATTAAATATGTATTGTTTGCAAGTTTTCTTTTTCTTGTCTTTGAAAGTTCTTTTAATTCTTTATATGTATTCATAATTTGTTACCTCTTTTAATTGGTTATTAATATATATCACTCTTATATGATACATAAATATGTACAGACTGCAACACATTTATATAAAATAATGTAATTAATTATCAAATAAGGCTTAATTAATACCCTTTTAAGCTATAATTAATCGGAATATGACAACAAAAACACCAAAAAAAAGAGGGAGAAAACCTATAGTTATAGATTATGAAAGGGTTGAATATCTCGCCTCGCTTAACATGGGAATCATGGACATTTGCAAGTCATTGAATGTGGGTTGGGATACATTTAACAAGCATAGAATTAAAAAAAATTCGGAATTAGCGGAAGCATTGGACAGAGGAAAAGCAAAAGGGCTTCAACTAGCAACATCAAAGTTAATGGAAAAAATACAAGACGGGGAATTTAACGCAATACAGTTTTATTTAAAATCGGCTGATCGTGACACCTGGGCGGACAAGCAAACAGTAGAACATACATTAAATATTAAAGAAGCACTCACGCACGCACAGTCAAGAATGAAAGTTATTAATCATCAAGAAAAAGAAACGCTATCATTAAAAGATGTTAAAGACTAATGCTTGCACGCGTTCACGCGTAGCCCCGTTTGTGCGTTGTTGCGTTGCGTTTATATAATATGCATAGAAAAGAAATTTACCCCCCCTTTGCGTACGTGGGTGGTGCGTTATATATATATACACTATGCGAAAATTTTTTTAGGTAATTTTTATGAAGTATAAAGCAGAAGAAGAAAAGCTATTGATGACCGAATTATGGTCACCAGTAATTAAAGATAACCCATTAAATTTCGTCAAATTTGTATTTCCCTGGGGAATGAAAGACACCCCCCTTGAAGAATTTAAAGGGCCAAGGAAGTGGCAGGAAAAAATTTTGCGAGAAATGACAATACACATTCAACGTAATGGTGTTAAAGATTTACCAGAGATGTTTAGAATGGCAGTAGCATCAGGTCGTGGTATCGGTAAATCAGCTTTGGTTGCTTGGATTATTTTGTGGATGTTATCAACCAGATTAGGATCAACAGTAATTGTTACTGCTAACACAGAACAACAGTTAAGAAGTAGAACATGGGCGGAGCTTGGTAAGTGGCTTACATTATCTTTAAATTCTCATTGGTGGTCAAAAACTGCAACAACCATAAAACCAGCTGCTTGGTTTGATCAAGCATTGGAAAGAGATCTAAAGATAGATACTGGTTACTACTACGCCCAAGCACAATTATGGAGTGAGGAAAACCCAGATGCGTTTGCAGGTATCCACTCATCATACGGAGTATGTTTGATTATGGATGAAGCATCGGGTATTCCAGCTCCTATTTATTCTGTATCAGAGGGATTCTTTTCTGAACCAACTCCAAATCGTTTTTGGTTTACCTTTTCTAACCCACGCAGGAACCAAGGGCCATTCTATGATTCATTCCACAGCGCAAAAGCATTTTGGAAAAACGAACAGATAGACTCACGCACGGTTGAAGGTACTGACAAAGATCTCTTCAGCAAAATGATTGAGCAGTACGGGGAAGATTCTACAGTCGCACGCGTGGAGGTGATGGGCGAATTCCCAACCGCGGATGATGATACTGTTATACCAATGGAACTAATTAAAAGCGCAGTTGATAGAGATGTTTCACTCGCAGCTAGTGAACCTATTGTATGGGGATTGGACGTAGCAAGATTTGGTGGAGACAATTCTGCCCTATGCGTGCGTCAGGGAAATCATGTCCTTGAAATTCAATCATTTCCATCTATGGATTTAATGCAACTGTGCGGTGTAATTAAAAATCGTTATGATGATGCAACTGCAATAGAAAGACCACAAGAAATACTAATTGATGTTATTGGACTCGGTGCCGGTGTAGTAGATAGATTATTAGAACAAAACTTACCCGTGCGTGGAGTCAATGTCGCAGAAGCACCATCAACGAAAAAAAATTATTTGAACCTACGCGCGGAATTATGGTTTGCAATTAAAGACTGGTTAAGTTCTAGAGATTGCAGATTACCTCATGATAATGAGCTAGAAGCAGAGTTAGCTTCCCCCTTATATAAATACACATCTAGTGGTAAAATAAAAATTGAAAGCAAAGACGAGATGCGCAAACGTGGCATCAAGTCACCAGACAAGGCAGATGCGCTTGCATTAACAATGGCAAGTTCAGCTGCAAGTTTTAGTGGAAGTGGTAACCATTTTGGTTATAATTTTAGACAACCACTTAAATCACGAATAATTAGAGTTGGATAAATTTATGGCAAAAAACAAAAAAATTGAAGAAGTCTCTGTAGAAGTTAAAAAAGAACAAGACCTTTTAGACTTAAGCGGTGTTATCAAGGCAGAGATGGATGATGCCAAAGATTTCATACACCAAGTTGGAGAGGAGAGAGCAGAGTCAACCGAATACTATCTTGGTAATGAACCACAAAGCACCTCAAGCGTGCAATCAGAATTTATATCTACGGATGTTAGAGAGAGCATATTATTTATGTTGCCATCTATCATGCGTACTTTTTTTGGTACGAAAAAAATTGTAGAGTTTGTACCTAAAAACGCAGAAGATATTCCGCTTGCAGAACAACAAACTGATTATATTAATTATATTATCCAACAAAAAAATCCTGGCTTCCAAGTTTTATATGATGCATTTAAAGATGCGCTAGTTAGGAAGACTGGTTTTGTTAAAGTTTTTTGGGATGATTCAGTTGTAGCAACCACGCACGAATATACGAATCTTGATCCTGCATCTTATCAAGCACTTATCTTAGATAAAGATGTCGAGATAGTTGAAGAGTCAGTTACTAAAGAAACCATTACTACACTTGATCCACTAAGCGGTGAAGAAGTAACAGAGGAAATACCAGTAAGTTTTGATTTAACAATTCGAAGAGTAAAACAAAAAAACCAAGTGTGTATTGAAGCGATACCACCAGAAGAAGTATTAATATCAAGACACGCACGCGACCTCCAGTCTGCATCCTATGTTGCACACAGAATGATTAAGTCTGTTTCTGATTTAGTAGCAATGGGTTATGACGAAGAAGAGGTAGAACAATACGCAAGTTATGGCGGTAGTGCAGTAGATCCAGAGGCTTATGAAGAAATAGAAGCAAGAAACCCATTTGATAATATGGTATACCCAGACAGAAACGATGCTGGCGGGAAAGATGTTTTATATGTAGAGCATTACTTGTTCTATGATTTTGATGGTGACGGTATTAATGAAAGAATTAGAGTATGTACCATCGGTAATGGTATTCATGTTTTAAATGTAGAACAATGGGATGATTTACCAATATGCATGTTCTGTCCTGATCCAGAACCGCACACAGCTATTGGTTCATGTCCAGCTGATTATTTAAAACCTATACAAGCTGCTAAGTCACAAATTATGCGTGATACGCTTGATTCACTAGGTCATTCAATTTTCCCAAGAATGGGTATTGTTGAAGGACAAGTTAATGTTGACGATGTGTTAAATACAGATATAGGACAACCCATACGTATGCGTGCGCCAGGAATGGTACAACCATTTGCAGTACCATTTGTAGGTAAAGAAGCATTCCCAGTATTGGGATATTTAGACGAAGCCAAAGAAAATAGAACTGGCGTATCTAAAGCAAGTGCAGGTCTTAACGCTGAAGCGCTACAATCAACTACTAGCGCGGCTGTGACTGCAACTATGAGTGGCGCGCAAGGAAGAGTAGAACTTATTTGCAGACATTTTGCAGAAGGCGGCCTAAAAGAGATGTTCA